CGATACCAGTTGTTGTCCTTCTGACAATATCATTTAGAATGAAATCTCCATTCTCTTCTCCAAGAGACGAAACCTTCTTTACCTCCAAAACCTTCATAGGTCTTCCAAGAATTTCAGTACCAGCAGAATAAAACTTTCCTCTGGATGGAAGCCCGTTTATCTTCCAGAAATTAGAATTTGTGTTCGTATTCGCATTTACCTGGTTGGTAAACTGTGCGTTTGTTATCTCTTGTGTTCTTGGCATTTCTGGTTCTACAATATTTTGATTTTGTTGTTGACCTTGTTGAACAGGATTTTTACCTTCTTTGATTTGTTGAACCATATCAATTATCTGATTATCAGATAATTCATTTGAATTTGGATTAGGTTGTCTTGAATTCTTTTCAAGTTGTCTAAGTTCATCATCACTAACATCTTTCATTTGCATATAAACCTCCTTAGTTTATCTTCTGCTATCGTTTATCCTATCAAAAAATTCACGAGTTCCTCTTGAAACAGTATTTAGAGCTTCGCTTGGGACTCCTGTTGCGGCTGCTAAACCAGCACTCTGAGCGACTAAATTTTGTTTAGCAAACACGGTGCTCATCCTATCACATCCAAAAGTCAATGTTCTTTTTATACTTTCATTTGAAGTGTATGAATATGTTGCGTCTGTTGCTGCTAAAAAATACAAATCTCTAAATATATAGTAAACAACAGGAATACCGTTTTTATCTTGAACTTCAACATAAAATGCTTTTGTCTTGACATTTTTTGGTGCGTTGTAATAACCTCTTTTATCTATTATATTTCTTTGATTCCAGTTTATAAAATATTCAACAGTACCAAACTCATCCTCTTCTAATGTAACACTCAAATCAAAACCTTCAAAATTCAAAAGAGGAAAAGTTCTTGGAACTTGTCCATACATAACTTTTTTCTTTTCAAATTTATATGTTGGAATAGTAACATCTAAAACGTGAAACGGCTGAATTACAGGTGGAAATTCTGACTTATTATTCACAGCATTTCCTATTGCATTTTCGATACCACTCACAAAAGATTCTATGGATTTGAAAGGACTATAAAGAAAAAATCCATAGAACTGCCAGTTCCTTTGAATAGATTTTCCAAAGGCAGTTTCTGGTTGTCTAAAGTACCTGAGTAATTCTATACCATTTATACCTATTGGCATATTTCTGTCCTTGATGTGATTAGTGCTAAAATCAATTCAGTGCGAGACATATAATGCCTCACACTCATTTATAAATTGAAAAAGAAAGATATCTTGAAGATATTATGCAAATGTCCAGAAATCAAATTGAAACGTGACGCTATAATCGACCTTGTTATTTTCAGTATATGACAATGAGACATCACCAACGTTCTGAACGAAACAGTTGTAAAAACGGATTTTTTCTCTCATTTCGTCACCATTATATCTATACATAAGCAAATAAACATCCTTAGCAACATCTCTCTTCAATGGTCTCAATGACTGACCACCATCAACAGCATTTGGTGAGATGTTGAATATTAAATTCTGCCAGTTAGTTAGTGCTCTATGTACTATCTGATCTTCAGTCTCTTCTATAGTAACTTCAAATGTATTACCAAATGTTGGTTTACCAGGGAAGAACTGTTTCATACCTATGAACTGGCTTTCAATTGGTTCGTTTCCACGAGCAGGGATCGATGCTGTTCTTGCTCTGATGACCAAGTCCTCTACATCACCCATAATATTATCCGTAACATCGGCAATGGATGGGATAATTAGTTCCCACATCCACGTTCTCTGAATGTCAGGTAATGTTTTTGCTCTTCCTTCTATTGTTAAATTTGCCATTTTTTCCTCCTAAAATTTCTTCAGCTTAATTAGATGTAATTTTAAATTTCAAAAAACCTTGAAAGACCATCTAATTCACTTCTTGCTTCTTCCATTTGTTTTCTGTACATTTCAGCATATCGTAAAGCTTTTTGTTGATTAACTTCTTCAGCCGAAAACTTTTTTTGGATTCTTACACATTTTAATTATAGCGTCTTTGATAGAAAATGCTTTAACATATCCAACTAAGCCGCTTTCTAGGTCATTTCCATAACCAAAAACGCGAAAAACTTTTTCACCTTCATTAGAGTTTAAAACTTCATTCAAATATTCTTTAAATCCATTCATTTTATTTCTCCTTATTTCTTAAATTATTTTTTAAATTGTCTTCTTTTAAAAGTATTTGTAATACATTTACAAAAATCTCTCAAATTCATCTTTGTAAGTATTTATACTTTAATTGTCCCGAATTATATATTCTATAAATTTTTCTTTCTGTCATAATCTCACGTTCTGACATATTTTCATCAAATCCATCTTCTATAAGTTTATCTTTACGATATTTAAACCTATTTTCTTTAATGTTATTTATATAGAAATAATTGGGCTTACTTATAGAATCTAAATCAAATCCCAATTTATCATAAAGGGTTTGCCCGTTATTCATTGTCCAACTCCTATCGGCATAACTTATAACATCTTTAGGACAATAATTTCCGATGAAATATTTAAATAATTTACTAGCCCCACCAACAACATTAGTATTTATCTTATTACAAAATCTTAACAATTCAAACGAACCCTCTTTATTTTTATTACCTAAACATTTTCTTAATTTACCAAATGTCATTAATGAGACTAATTCATCTTGGTAGTAAAGTCCAAATCTAATCTTTGACATACAGTTACCTTGAATATGGTTTTGTTCGAGAAATTCCTTCGAATCCTTGTAAGAGACTTCTTTAATTTCGGTTTTTCTAGCATAAACCTTTTTGGATTTACCAAGCAAATTTAAAATCCTAGATTTTACAACTTCTTGTTTGTAAATCCAATCATCTTCATAAATATGGACTAAATGTATTCCGATCTCTTCGCATTGTTCGGTTTTATTTAAGTGATAATTTTTATCTTTATATAATTCCGAATGCCAATAAAGGCCATTGAACTCAAATGCTAATTTCAAATCTGGCAAATAAATGTCTAACTCATATGGGGTTATTATGTTTCTAACGTTTTCTTTAATGTTGTTTGAATAATTTTCTTTAACAAAATTTATCATTTCTTTTTCTAAATGAGAAATTCCCATACATTTACATTTTTTACAACCATTTTTACCATTCATATGATTGTCTGGTCTTTGATAAAATATTTCATTATGTTCTTTACATTTAATAGGAACACCTATTTGAACATTTTCTATTTCTTTTATTAAAGAATAATCAAAAGTATCGCCATGTATCTTAACACTTTTTTCAATAAAATTTTCAACAGATATGCGATGGTTTAATCCATTTTCTTTATTAGCACAAAATTTACAACCATGGCCTCTATAATGTAAAATTGCCCTTTGTTTAAAAATTCCATGTAACGGACAAATTATATCTATCATAGATTGGCCGTTATTTATATTATTTACTAGAGAATAGTCGTACTTATCTCCATGAATATTATTAAAAACTTTCAAATAATCTTCTAAACTTTTCTTATAGTTTACACAACACTTGGGACAACCTTTTCCATTTTTTCTTAGATGTACTGTTGGTCTTTGTTCAAATTTTCCATGTATAGGACATATTATTGTAACATTGTCATAATTGTTTTTACAATTTACTAAAGAATAATCGTACTTATTTCCATAAATTTTTATAGCTTCTTTTATAAATTTGGTTGTATTTAATCTTTTATAATTGTTTCTGTTTTCATTAGCACAAGATGGGCATCCAGATTTCTGTTTACCTATATGATATTGAGGTTGTTGCCAAAAATATCCATGTTTTGGGCATTTTATACAAACTTTAGTTTCACAATTAATATATTTTACTTTAGAATAATCGTACTTATCTCCATGAACTTTTTTTGACTTTTGTATAAAAATTGAATCGTTTAATTTTTTCAATATAATCTCCTTGATAGATTTAATAAAAAAGTGGTAATCCTTACTAATCAAGGTTTCAGGAAATGGTTTGCAACCCACTGTCCCACTTTTATATTATAACATATTTATTAACATTTGTCAATTACGCAGTAGCAATTCTAACTTCTTCGAATGAAATTCCTGTACGTGTTATAACAGTAGTCAACTGGATGAATTCAATCGCTCTTGTTGGCTGTACGTAAATGTCAACATTCAATCTATTAGCATCAATGACAGCAGGAGTATTATTACTCTCATCAACGACAACCTGATATGCTGTCAATCCACCACCAGCCTGAACACCTGCCAAGAACTCATCTATCAAGCTAAAGACTCTCAATCTTGTCTTAGCAGTATTATTCTCAAAAACAAATGGAAGCAATGCTGTCTCGATGTTGTTCTCAATGTAAAGAAGATTTCTTCTTACGTTAATTCTATCAAGAGCAGATGCCTTCAACTGAGCAGTCTTCTGACCCCACATAACATGACCAGTTCCTCTTATGAACCTCGGCACGTTGATATTTCTATCGTAAAGCTTACCAATCTCATCGAATGTCCAAATCTTTCTCTGGTCAAGAACCGAAAGCGTACCTCTATTGATACCAGCAGGAGCTTCCCAAGGATTAGCAATGTTGTCTACTCTTGCGAACAAAGATGCTCCAAGAATCGCATTTGGCAAGAAAACGAACTTATCGTTGTACTTGTCATAGATTTTTGAATATCCTGCATAGATAGCAACATAAGATGGTGTTCTGTAACCATACAATTCAGCATTTCTAACTTGCGTTGTCGTATCGGCATCAAGATCACCAGCCTGAACTGTTGCAATACAGTCCGCTCTTGTTGCTGCTATTCTTCCCATTTCCTGCTTGACAGCAGTATTATGAGAACTTCCGATAAGTATCTGTACATTGACGTTCTCTCTATCCTCGAATATATTCCATCCAGTAATGTCATTCAATCCATCATCCTTCACACTTTCACCACCAGAAAGTATCATCAATCTATTACTATTAGATTGTGTTGTCGCAGAAGAAACAAACTTAACATACTCTTCTTCAGTATCAGATATTTCTGCTGTTGGTATAAGGTCATCACTAGGACCATTCTCAATTTCCCATTCTACACCAACACTATTTCCCTTCTTGACATAAATGTACTGAGAGTTCCCATTGATAACCTTTTCGATGAAAAGGTTGTTTCCATTTTCATCCTTCAAGTCTTCACTAAGAGAACCATAGAATGTTTCTACTGGAGACAAGAAAAGTCTTCCATCGTTTCTATCATCGTTGTTTCTATAAAGATCATCCCAACTCTGTGTTGTTGACTTTACGTAAACATTGATTTTAGCAACCTTACTACCGATTGGATACCACTCAGCACAATCATCATTTGTCAATGTGTCAGATGAAACCGCATGTGCTGAAGTTGGATATTCATCATATGTGAACTTCCAGTCTGCTGATGGGCTAAATGGCTCAATAGTAACAGCAATACTGTTACCATCTGTACCAGGACCAAGTGCTCCAATAACAAATTTGTCGTGACCATCTGAATCGTCTGCGTAATCATCAATTATACTAATATAGTCAAGCGTGTCAAGTCTATTACCTCTTTCCCATCTTGTTCCAGAAATACCAGCACTCTGAATAGTAAAGTCCAATGTAGATGGTGAAACATCTACATGAGCATAGTTGTCTGAACCAGGCGTGAAATCTCTAACAACGTAGAGATTGTTGGACTCTTTCAAATATTCAAGTGCTCCATAAGCACCATATCCGTATTCTGGAATAAGCTTTCCATTTGTTGTGGAATCTGTTCCAGAAGTGAAAATTGGTTCACCAAAAACCTCAATAAATTCCTTGTCGTTTGTGACAAGAACTGGTCTATTGACAGGTCCTTTCTTTGATCTAACTACAATTCCACCATTGGAAATGCCAGTTGGGACTAATATTTCAGAAAGATCAATCTCTCTGCGATAGACACCAGGGGTTGTGAATACTCTTGCCATTGTTTACCTCCAAAAATTAATTATCTTGACTAGAAGTTTTCTTTCTTCTACTAACTTTCTTTTCCGATGACTGTTTGACTTCAACAACTTCTGGTTCTTTCAATTTATCAGTCTCTTTCTTATTTATATTAGCAGTGCTTTTGACTGCTAATCCTGCTCTTGGCTTTCTCGAATCTCTCATAAATCCTCCAAAATATTTATACTAATTCAGTTGTATTTATACTTTTACTACAAATCTCCATCAAAAATAACTGAAGGCATCCATCTCGGATCAGCTTCACTATCTTTCTCTTCCCTCATGTCAGGGATATCATCTTCCCATTCACCAACACGAATATTATACTCGTCTTCAATTGACTTGGAATCATAGGTCCTTCCCTCAAAATCATCCGTTATGATAAAGTAAAGAGCCCAAAGTAAAGAAGTAACACAATTATGAACAACAATTCCATCACATACAAAACTTTCATCCTCATCAACACTAATATTATATACTGTTCCTTTAAAATGACTTTTTTTGATTTGTTTTATATTCTTTGATTTTGATATTTTATGACTAACTTCAAAATTTGAAATTTCATTTATACTTTTACTATTACAATTTCCGTTGTAATCATCATAAATTGTAACGTGATATTGATCCTTTTCATTTATTTTTTTCTTGTGAACGTGTTGGATGTTTGCTTTTTTGCCTATTGAAATTGCTATATCTCTCATATCTAAAGCTAGCTTTTTACTAATAGTAGCCCCAACAAAACATTTAGAATGTTTACTTCTTTCACAAACATAACCGTCACCTTTCAACCAATATTCTAATACATATTTTAAATCGTAACCTAATTTAAACGCATAAAAAGGTAATACTTTATTTCTTGAGTCGTCATAGCAATAACTCATAAGATAATGTAATAATTTGTTTGCAAACTGAATTGTACAACCATTATTGTCTTTTTCAAATCTTAATGAAGTAGAAATTCCTAAAGAATTCAAATATTCTTTCATTTCCGTAATCAAGTCAGTGTGTTTTTTATCAAAAGCAATTGTCATTCTATAATGATATTTTTTACCATCTTTATAAGCGTGGCCATTTGCTAAAAATAAACCCAAAAACTTAGCAAAGTTATCATCCATTTTTATATCAATTTTCTTATTATTTCCCTTACTTTCAACATAGTCTTCATACAAATATTTTTCATCTTCATTATCTTTCAGGGGCATTTTTACACTAATACACGATTGTTCATTCCAATCTCTAGCGAAGACCCAATCTCTATCCGATGTATAAATTGGATGATTATAACTACAAGACAAATTCAATTGACCTTCGAATTTTATATCGTACCAATCACCATCAAATTCTTTTTCAATTAAATTTGTTACTTTTCTCCATCTTCCTTTGTGAGTCAAAACTTCGTCACCGATTACTACATCTACGATTGGTATATAACCTCTTTTAGTTTTGACTAAAGCATCTTTCTTAAAACAGTCATCATGGTCATGTCTTCCAGCAGCAAATACATTCGGTCTAACTTCCTCATATCTACTAAGCTCGTAAAGCGTCTTTTCATCGCATATAGAAAGTCTATCCTTTTCAAGATACTCCTTCAATAACATGTTAGCTTTTAGCTTTGTCTTCTTTGTGCTTCTTATTCCAAGTCCCTTAGGATCAGCATTAATCAAATTCTCATATTCAAACTCATGCCAAACTGAATCAGCAACAGTCTGTCCAATATCATTATTTTCAACCATCATATGAGCATTATTGTAATACTTTGCTACAGAGACACATACTTGAGCGAAGTCATGTGGTCTTATCAAGTTGTTTCTATAAATTGCCACCTGTTCAACATCAAATTCATTCTTTATACGAAGAACCTGAATAACAGAATAATCCTTTCCGGTTCCTTTCGCAGTATCTACACCAAGCACATATTCACCACCAGGCACAGGCTGCTTAAATATAGAAAGAAGTCCTTCCCACTTTGTAGCAACTGGGTCCTTGAAATGTATTCTCTCAAGCACATCGGAGTCAATAAGAGTTGACTGACTTCCAAGAAACTTACAATTCTTACTAACAATATCATTTGTATAATAAGAATTATCGGAAGATTCTACTTCAAGAAGAGTATAAACTTTTTCTTTCTTTTTGTTTAATTCAACCTTAACTATTTCTTTTAATCCATCTTTTGTTTCTAAAACATCTCCTTCAAGAAGATACTTGGCAATTTCTTCGTTCCCGTTTATAATAAATGTATGGTCAGTGGAAACTTCAATTACATTACCATCTTCCAAAGTAAATTTAAGAATTTGAACTTCTTCTTCAATTTCACCAACCCCAGCAAAAGGTTTAAATCCTTCTGGTGTTTCAACTTCATAACTATTCAATAATTTCGTGTTTGTTTTTAAACTCATATTTTATACTTCCACTATCATATATTCTATAAATATTTCTTTCTAACATAATCTGATGTTCTGATTTATTAACATCGAAACCCTGTTCAACTAAAACATTTTTACGATATTTAAATCTATTTTCTCTAATTCCTTTATTCACATAATAGTAATTTGGTTGTGTGATACAATGTAATTTAAAACCTAAATTATCATATAAAGTTTTACCATTATTCATTGTCCAACTTCTGTCAGCATAACTAATAATAGAACTAAACGTATAATTATTTATAAAATACTTAAACAACTTATTAGCACCACCAACAACAGAAGTATTTATCTTGTTACAAAACCTTAACAATTCATATAAACCTTCTTTTGATTGTTGTCCTAAACATTTTCTTAATTTACCAAAAGTCATTAAAGAAACTAATTCGTTTTCATAATAAAGTCCCAATCTAATTTTAGATATACAATTACCTTGAATATGATTTTTTTCGAGAAATTCTCTACTTTCTTTATATGAGACTTCTTTTATTTCAGTCTTTCTTGCAAAAATCTTTTTAGATTTACCAAGTAAATTAAGTATCCTAGACTTAACAATATCTTGTTTATATGTCCAGTCGTCTTCATATATGTGTATTAAATGGATTTCTTTATCATTCAACTCACATTTTAAAGTTTTATCTAAATGATAATTTTTATGAACAAATTTTTCAGAGTGCCAATATAATCCATTAAATTCAAAAGCCAATTTTAAATCTGGTAAATAAACATCTAATTCATATGGGTTAATAATATTTTTTACATTTACCAACACTTCACCAAAATAATTTTTTTCAATAAATTTTAAAAAATCCTTTTCAACATTAGAAAAATTAGCGTTACATTTTGGACAACCTCTATTATATCTCAAATGATTAGATGGTAATTGTTCAAATTCACCATGTACTAAACAAACTATTTTGACATTTTTATGAGTTTTAATATATTCTACTTTTGAATAATCATACTTATCACCATGTACTTCTCTTGCTTTTTTAATAAAATATTCATTATTCATTGGTTGACATTGAGTCTTATTTAACATTCCACATTTTTTACAACCAAATTTTCTTGGAATATGTTTAGAAGGCGATTGCCAAAATTCACCATGTTCTGGACAAATTATACAAACTTTAGTATGATAATTAATATATTCAACTTTACTATAGTCATATTTATCATTATGTACTTCTCTTGCTTTTTTAATAAATTCATTTTTATTCATTTTTAATTTTCTTTTTCTTTCTTCTTTTGCACATATTTTACAACCCTTTCCCCTCAAATGATTATTCGGATTCTGTTTAAATTCTAAATCATGCTTTTTACATATTATTACTATTTTACTTTTATAATTCACATTATTATCCAACAAAGAATAATCATACTTTTCACCATGAATCTTTTTTGCCTTTTTAATAAACAATTCTCTTTTCATTTATAAACTCCTTAAAAAACAAATCTTTAATTGTTCCTTTTGTATATATTATAATTTTGTAAATAAAAAAAAGTCAACTTTAACAAATTATTTACTTTTAATATCTCTAAAGTAAATTTTAAAATTTAAACTTCTTCCTAGTGTTTCAACTTCATAACTATTCAATAATTTCGTGTTTGTTTTTAAACTCATATTTTATACTTCCACTATCATATATTCTAAATAAACCTCTTTTTAACATTATTTCATGTTCTGATTTATTAACATCGAAACCCTGTTCAACTAAAACATTTTTACGATATTTGAATCTTCCTTCACGTCTCCTATTAACAATATAATAATAATTTGATTTTGAAATATGATATAACTTAAAACCAATCTTATCATACAATGTATTACCATTATTCATTGTCCAACTTCTGTCAGCATAACTTATAACTTCTTTTGGAGTAAACTCTCGAAGAAAATGTTTAAACAATTTTTGAGCACCACCAACAACCGTAGTGTTTAGCTTATTACAAAATCTAATTAGTTCGAACAATCCTTTTCCACTTTTATTACCCAAACATTTTCTTAATTTACCAAAAGTCATTAAAGACACTAATTCATTATCATAATAAAGTCCCAATCTAATCTTAGATACACAATTTCCCTGTATGTGATTTTTTTCGAGAAATTCTTTTGAATCTTTATATGAGACTTCTTTTATTTCAGTCTTTCTTGCAAAAATCTTTTTAGATTTACCAAGTAAATTAAGTATTCTTGATTTAACTATATCTTGTTTAAAAACCCAATCGTCTTCGTAAATATGTACTAAGTGAATTCCTTTTTCTTCACATTTATTAGTTTTATCTAAATGATAATTTTTATCTTTATATTTTTCATTATGCCATTCAATTCCATTAAATTCGAATGCAATTTTTAAATCAGGTAAATAAATATCTAATTCTTTACCTTTTAAAATATTTCTATCATTTAATAATATTAAGCCTGTGTAATTTATTTTAATAAAATCTTTCAATTCATTCTCTAATTTAGAAATTCCATCAAAACCAAAAGGATTACATATTAAACAAATGTTTTCTTTATTTCTATATCTATCATATAAAATTTGAGAATCTAATTCAAAAAATTGTTTACATACTTCACAATAATATCTAACTTCAGATTTATTTAAATATTCAACTAAACTAATTTTTTGACCCAATTCATTTATTATATTATTAATATTTTGTATTGCTTTAGCTTTATTTCTTATTTTAGCTTTATTAATTGATTTAGAAATTTTACCAGCAGAATTTACTCCATATTTTTTTAAACAAGTCTTTTTTCTCTTTTCATTTTCTTTATCAACATCTCTCGTTTTAAAAGATTCAATAATTTTATTTCTAACATATTCAGACTTTTGTTGATGCTTTAAACAACAAAATTTAGCATATCCTTTATAATAACCATAAAACTTAGTTTCTTTTCCACAATGTAAACATCTTCCTTCATCTTCTTTTCTAATACATTTATCATAATATTCTTTCATATTCATATTATGATTTGGTTTAAGATGATATCTACTGAAACTATCAATTGTTAAATTGGTCTGAGTATTACAAATCTTACAAAATATTCTTTCTTTTTCCATTTTGGACTCCTTATAAATAAATTTTAGAGGGACAGACAGGCCAATTGGACTCGCCTGTTTGCAGAATTGCCGTTCTGCTTACCTCTATATTATTTATCTTTAAATAAATCTCCTATTTTCAATTTTTTTATCAAATTTGTCTCTCTATCTCTAATATTTATAATAGTTTCTGATTTTACACAAGAAAATTCTTGGGCAAATCTAATAGGTCCAATATCAGCAATCATCTCTTCCTTCCACTCTTCATCTCTACCAGGAACTTCCCACCAACCAACACGAATAGGAAAGAAGTTGTTTGACTTTTCCTTTCTTACTGCCTTTGACCAGAACTCATAAAAGTGGTTCAAACCTTTGGGAGTTTGATGTCCGACATATCCGTTGTATAAAACTGAATGACACCATTTATCATCTTCAATATGATTCAATGAAAAATCAAAAACTTCATTCTCAGATTCTTCAATAGAATTTATTTTAAACCATTTTAAATCACTTCTAACATTATTTTCAATAAAAATTTTCAATTTATCATTTTCAGAATCAAGTATTTCTTTTTTTCTTTTCAATAAATATTTTCTCGAAAAAACCTTTTTACCAACTCCATTATTAAACAAATTCATTTTACGAACTTCATTAGAATAATTTTCTTTAATAATTTCTCTCGAAAATGGAATTATATCATGACTATTTCTAGTTCCTTTAAAATCAAGAAATTTTAAATTATTTTGTTTTCTTTCAAAATTAAATCCAACTAAATTATAAAATTTTAATGAATTTTCTTTATCCATCAATAATCTATAATTTTTAGTTATTTTTTTAACTTTTTTAGTTGGTTTTGTATCAATTTCTAAATAATCAGTAATAATTCCTAAATTTAATAATAACATTTTAATTTGTAATATCATTTTTTTTGAATTCATAGAAATTCCAACAATACCATTATCTTTTCTTGAGTAACCATCTCCATCAAAAATTCCAGATAACATTGCTAAAATGTTTTTCTTACTCATCGAAAGAAGTTTATTTGGAATATATTTTTCTTCAGCCTTTAATTTTAAATTAAACCCAATATGCTCTAAAAATAAAACTAAGTCCTTACACATAATATTATAATGAAACTTACCATCAAAATAATAACTTAAACCCAAATCATCTAAATATTTCTTTACATTATCTCCACATGTAATAGTTACAGAACCCCCAACAAATATATCATTCTCATTATATTTTTTATAGACATTACCTTTCGCCAAAAATAAACCCAAAAAATAAGCCAATTTCTCATTTATTTTTTTACATTCGAAAATATTTTTAAATCTATTTGATTTTTCTGAATTAAAACCCACAAAATCATCATTACCCCAAACATTCATACCATATTTAATAGAAATAAAATCTCCAACATCTAAATCAGATGATTTATACCAACCATATTTTCCATTTTTACATGCCCACAATTTATGATTTTTAGAGCATTCTAATTTTCCAAAAGTTGTTTTTAAAATATTAGTCTTAACACGTCCACTATTATACATAGTAATACCTTTTCTAAGACCACCCATACCAACAACTTTATACTCTGGAACATCATATGATTCTTCTCTATTTTCATCAATAAAGTTTTCAACAGTTCTAATACCTTTATCAGTAAACACAAAAGTATCTTTAGTAACGCAAGAAATCATTATTATCTTACAAGTTTTACCACTTGATATAACAGGATAAGTTGATGTGATGAATTCTTCTGCTACGTGTGCTGGTACCTTTGCGAACTCATCAAGGAAAAGAAGGTTGACCATCAATGATGTAAGAGCTTCAGCAGATGTTGCTGATGCTATTATTCTTGAACCATTTTCAAAAACAACAGACTTCTTATTCCATCCATCATCTGTCAATCCCTGTTGTAACCAAAGAGGTAGCATTCCAATAGCCATTTTAATTCTCTTCAAGATATCAATTGCGGCATCTTGTTTATGAGCAACAATAGCTACCGTTTTGTCTTTATTAAACAATGCGTACCAAAGAAGGAATATTGTTGAAATAGTCGTATTATGTGAAAGTATTCCGTTTGTAAATAATGTATGATTCTTTGAATTAACTGTCAAATCAAACATTTCTTCTGGTTCAACTCTTAACTTTTCAACAGATATAATTTTTTGTAAACCAGACTTCGTAATAACTTTATCATCTTTAGTTAAATCTTTTACAAATTTTTCTTTCATCCCTTCAACCATTACAATATGATCGTCTGCACATTTAAGACTATATGATAATGTCTTTAGCTCCCAAACATCATATTTAACAGTTTTATGTAAATGAGTTATATCTTTCCAACCATCTTCAGTTTCAATTTCCCATTCATCTAATTCAAAAGATTCATTAAATTTTTCATCTGTAGGTTCTATCTGTTTAATCATTTAAAAACTCCAAACAGTCTTTTATTACTTTTTCAGGATTGTCTTTATAATCTTTTTTTCTTCAAATTTCTTTATCCATTTATCTTGTCTCTCTTGCCATCTTTTTAAACCTTCTTCTTTACCATACTTTTTAATACAAATTTCTTTGCTAAATGTAGTCTGTCTTTCTTTAACTTTTTACGTAGATTCCTCTTCAGTAAATCCTTTCTTAATCCAATATTCAACCCAAAATGACAAAAAAATATAAAAAAACTAAGATTTTTTTATCTTATCATAAAATTCACCAACAGATATTTCTTTAATTTCTCCAGTTTTTTTATTCCTAACCTTTATGTGATTGTTTTCACAAAAACATTTGCCACTTTGTCTGGCTATCTTAACGACACAATGCTTCTTACCACCCGGATTCTCTACGTAAGCTTTCAGAACCTTTTTCTGCCAGTCGTAAAGTGTTATCTTCTCTTTACCTCTATCAGGGTGAATTATGTAGAAATATTTCTCAGAAAAATATATGATATCTTGACTACATCTAATTAGTTCGTTTATCATATCTTGCGTGTAGTCTACCTTCTCTCCTGATCTTCTTAAGTTGGCATTACCTTGAAACATAATCAATCATCCTTTCTATTTGGAATGTTTTCATTTTCTACTTCAAAATCTGCTTCTATAGCATTCATCTCACTTCTTTCACTTGCCTTGTTTATCATATCAAGCAACTGCTCAGAACTCAGTGATATCTTGTTGTTCCCAATATCCTCAATATCTACTTGTCCTGTTTTAACATGAGCCTCAAATATGCTCTTGTTAAGTTCAAGAAGTGAGTTGTATAGTTTTCCGATTGACTCTATTAGTTTAGAGTAAACTTCTATCTTCCTATTGTCACATCCAATCTTTATATCCTGCTCGACCTTATATTGAACCGTCCTAGTTGACATAATCAACGTTCTCAATTCACTTCTTATAAAATCCTCGTCCTGGAAAACAGCAGGGTTCTTAGCTTGAGCTTTGACAATCTCCTTTCTATTCTCTATTGTTTGAATATCATTCTTGACTAACTCAACCTCTTTGTCAAATTTTTCTTCTTCTTTTATGTCGAACGCGCTTGTTAATCCTTCAAATCCTTCCATAATAAACACTCCTTACGTTATTGTGTCTGCGCTTGTAAACCATCTAAAGCCCTTCTCATCATCCAAGTAATCTCCACTGAATGTGTACTGAGCACTTGTTGGAAGTGCGCTTGTCGTGAGACTATCGGCAGAAGTAAACAAAAATCCTGAAGTACTAAATGTATCAGCAGAAACAACAATTCCATCAAAGTCTGAGCTACTTACTGATGTTGCTGAAACAGCAGGACTAGATGAATCAACAACAAAGTACTTACTATCAATGATCTTGATAATATTGCTATATTCGAATGGTCTGTACATCCAAGCTTCTACTGTCAAATCTAGTGTTCCATTAACATATCTTCTATCATCATCTGATATCTCTGGTGATATAAACTCTGGAACCACTCCTGGCATTGTAACTCTCAAGTCTCTTTCAACATTAAGAAACGAAAATTCCTTGACTCTTAGAAACAAAGCAGGGTTGAAATATGGTAAAACATTTTCCATTATTTGAGAAAAGTAATCCATAGAGTCTGTCATTATATGCATCGTATAACTTATATCATATGGTGCTGGTTGGTAGTCTCTAAGAATTTCATCAACATTTACTCCACTGGTAGCAATTATCTCCTGAAACCATTCTCTCCATTCATTCACACCATATGCTCTTTCAGCGTTATAAGCGATACCATTCATAACTAGTGCGATTCTTGGTGTAGAAATCCAATATCTCTGACCGTGTGATTCAACTTGAGCATATCCATTCTCATCGGTCGCGCTTGCTATATATTCATGATCTTCTATTCTATTTTGGTGTTCTTTCTCCACGGGACCAAATGAAATAGGAACATTGTACTCCTTTACGAATTCACCTGTTGATGTGTACTTGTGAACCTTTAGATCATTAAATAAGTCCATCAAAGCAACAGTTACATTTTTAATGGTTCGTGGATAATAATAAAAAATCATAAAAATACCTTAGTATTGCTGTTTATCTTCTACTCCAAGAGCATTGATTATCTTTTGAAGATTATCTCCAATATATTCCCAACCGTACATTTTACCAAGCTCCATTCCAAGATCGTCGTCAAAGTAGTCTATTCCTCTCTTCTTCATAATTCTTCTAGCCGTCTCAATAACATCATCAAGACCTTCAACTTCTTCTTCAGCATATCTGTCTAGTTCTTCTAAAAAGTTCATTTGAGTCTCCTTATTTCTGTATTTTCTCAAGTTTGGAATAATAATCTGACATTTTAGCAAGATTATCTAATGCTATTTTTCTAGCTATCGCTTCAGAGTCCGTATGTTTCATCTCAACCTTTATTCCCTTCTTCAGTTCTTCCTCGTCAATTTCTTCCGGTGGATTTCTTTTATACTCACCAGCATTAAAGAAATCTGACAAAAGTTCATATATCTTTTCTTCAAGCTCATGCTCGTCTATTCCAAGCTGTTCTGCTAATTCATGAACTTCTTTATCTGTTGGTTTCTCACTAGAAGAAAAGAAATCTATAATAGCACCCATCACCATATCTTCCTTTTCCAGTGCTACATTTCTTTCTTGCTCTGCCAAAAACTTTTTGAATGACATTTTATCCTCACATATTAAAAATAAATTTTAATTGTCCTGAATTATACAATCTATAAATATTTCTTTCTAACATAATCTGATGTTCTGACTTATCACAATCAAATCCTTGCTTAATCAAAACGTCCTTTCTATAATTGAATCTATTTTCTCTAATTCCTTTATTCACATAATAGTAATTTGGTTGTGTGATACAATGTAATTTAAAACCTAAATTATCATATAAAGTTTTACCATTATTCATTGTCCAACTTCTATCAGCATAACTAATAATCTGTTCTGTATTATATTCATTTATAAAATACT